GTCATAGATACTTGACGCAATATCAATTCTGCGAGTATCTAATGCATCTGTCATTTTATCTGCTAGTGCAGAGTCAAATGCAGATTTAGCTGTAGTGTAATCCTTGTCAGCTAAGGCGTCAATCAATCCTCTAATATGTTCACTCATAATAATTTATTCTCCGATTTTAAATCTTCTGTAATTATATTTATACAAATTTGAATCTTCACTGATCCAAATCTACTTCTTCTGCATCATCAGGTTCTTCTGGAGCAACGTTCATCGGTTGTCCTCCTCCACCCATAGGAACTTCTTCAGGACCTTCCTGCTCTTTCTCTTCGTCCATCTCATCTTGCATCTTATCGATTTCTGCATCGTTCATACGCAATACTGTTCTCTTAACCCACTCACGTGAGAAATATGTTCCTACATAGTTTTCCATCAACTGTAATGTGTTGAGACGTTCACGCAACATCTCAGAGTCTTTGAGTTCTGAGAAGTGATTATCTTCAATGTAGTCGATTGCGATCTGTTCTTTAATCTCTTCCCAATCACCCTTATTGATAATACCCTTTAGAATAAGTTGAGTCTTCAGCAAATCCATGAACATCAATGAGAAACGTTTCCGCAAACGATTAACGAACTTCTGGAACTTCAGTTCATCACGAGTAATCTCAGATGAGCGACCCATAGAGAATTGAGATTCCTGTTCCAAACGATTGACCGGAACGTTCAATGATTTATACAACTTCTTCTGAAAGTATATAATGTCGTCGATCTGTCCAAGGTTCTCGCCGCCAGGTAGGGTAGAGATCTCTGTACCACGACCACCTTCACGGCGTGGTAACCAGAAGTCCTCAAGCATGGACATATGTTTGCGATCGTCTTTCATCTCACCAGTCTGTGCATCATATACCAACTTGTTACGATACTGTGACATAACACCACGCAGATATTCTTCTGCTTTACCTTTAGGTAGATTACCAACGTCAATGTAGAATATACGACGTTCAGGGGCACGAGCCAAACGATAGATGACAAGAGAGTCTTCCATCATGCGCAATTGGTTGACCGGCTTTAATGCCTTCTGCAAGTGTGATAATACACGTTTACGTGATGAATCTAGTAGACCAGAAGTTGTGTAACAGATAGCATCAGTACTGATTTTGAGTGCCTGTGTACTCTTACCATTGGTCATGTCTTGATACACAAAGTATTCTTCTGACCCAGACACCATTGATATTCCGGTAGCTTGATCACGTTTATCCTTCTTAACCTCACGCACCTTGCGGATTTTAGTAGGGTCGATAGGACGTAGTTCCAAGATACCTTTCTTGGGAGCCTTCTCATCAATGATAATGTGGTAGAACAATCTACCGTCCACATACCATTTACGGAAAATCTCATGTCCGTTTTGATTGAAGTTTAACAATGATGTAACTTCATCAAATGATTCTTTAATAAGTTTTTTAACTTTATCTGGTTGATCCAAGTCGTCCATGATAATGTCGACTGGAGTTGAGTCTTCGTCTGAAACGATAGCCTCATTAACAATATCTTCGACCGCAGCATCACACTCTGGATGCTCAGAGATCTGTCGGTACTTCATTATTAAGTCAGCATCAGTCTTTGCAGCAGTACCATCAAGGTCAACATAAGAACCGAAATATCCACCGGCCGTAACAACGCCAGCACCATCTTCATTCTCTTTGGGAACGAACGATACTTTTTTCTTTTCTTCTGCTTCTTCAGACTTGCGTTTGATTTGAAACCCAAAAATTTCCATACATTTACCTATACAATATCAATATAAAATGGGGAGAGAACATCCCTCCCCACTCTTTTACTTATACAACAATTTAGGTCGTTGTATTAGATTCCCAGTAAGTAACTTGGAATTCAACTGTGAACTCTTCGATCTGGTCATTACTTTCGTAAGACAATTCGATCGGAGAGATGTTTGAAGGCCAAACACTACGGAAGTCGTACCGCTTAGTCGTCTCACCAGCCTTATTCAACTGCTCAACCACCATATCGGCGACATATTCAGTTGGATTTGCAAGACCTGTGTTTTGACTGTGTGAGTTGATACCGTTCATCCAACGCTCCATTGCATTGCGGACATCCATAGTGGAGTCGTTAATGATGGTTACTGTCCATGGTTCGAATGTACGGTCACCTGCAATTTGCAACTGACGTCCACGGAAAGGAACCACTACTGGAGCAATTGTTGATCCTGGAAGTTGTGCAGCCTTACACATGAATGAGGTCAACTCAACATTACCAGCTGCATAGCCAGGAAAGTTTAGAGTCGCCTTAAACAAGTTAGGGCGAGCACCGCCGCCAATTAACTTCGCTTTGAAGTCATCTACGCCTAGAATAGCCATTTGTTATTCTCCTATTATTAATTAAGCGCCGGTCTTACCAACGATCTCAGCGAAGTCAACACCAGTACGAGTAGCGATAAAGTTCAAAGAGATAAAGTTGATAGAACGAGCCGGTTTGATGTAGATGTCAGCAACGAATTCGTTACGATCGACTACTTCACCAGTATTGTTTGTGGAATCGCAAACGACCAAGAAGTCGGTTACACCACGACGACCTTTGACGTCACGCATAAACGGTTCAACCATGTTCTTAAACATTGCACGAGTAAACTCGTCGTTGAATTCGAACAATTGGTACTTAGCAGCCGTTGCAACAGCCTTTTCCAAGACAATGAACAAGCGACGAACGTTGATACGATCGAATGCACTTGGTTTTGTCAACATGGTCTTATCGCCGAATAGGATAGTACCTTCTCCAGGGAATGAAACGATTGGATTGACACGACCTTTGTACAATGTATCACGGTCTGCCTTCTTTGGATTCAATGCAATTTTGGTAATACCTAGTAACTGACCACGAGTGTAACCAGCTGGTGACCACCATGCATCATTAGTCTGATCGGTCTTAGCACATAGACCAGCAGTGTGACCACATGCAGGGATCCAACGGAATACATCTTTATACTTGTCGTATATCTTCAATGCAGTAGAATCCATAACTGCATATGAGCTAGAAGTCAACGCATTGACGTGATCCATAACATCGGAGACCGGAGTTAGTGTTCCTACTGTTGCAGAAATTGGGGGAGACAAGAATACCATTACATCTTTGCGTGCTTCCGCAAGTGCAATTAGATTATTCGATAATGTAATACTAGCAGCGCCGCCGATTAGTAGGTTGACGTCAACTGTTTCTGCATCGGCAAAAAGTTCGAAACCAATCAACAATTCTCCATCAGTAGGAGCATTGTCATCTGAACCGCCTGTTAAATTAACCCCAGCTCCCATCACGGAAGTTGCAGTTGCATATGCGACCCCGCCTGAAGCGTCATCACCGGCATTACTTAGTAGTGCGTCGTGACTCAAGAACCAGATATAAGCAGATGATCCGTTGATCACGTCTGCGTAATAGTTGGTGGTTCCGTCTGCTTTACGAGCATCTGATGCTTGAGAAACTGCTGAAAACTTTTCCAACACCGTTCCTGGAGTTCCCGTCCATGCGCCAGCACTGTCGATGACGACAATATGCATTTCATCACCAGTTGAAGCTAGTCCTTGAGCATACTCAGATGTTCCTGGAGCATTATCAAATAATGATGCATGATCAAACGCAGCCCATGCAGTATTATTAGCACTACATACCTGAACTTCGATGGAATTTCCTAACGTGCCTGGATACTTAGCGCCCCATGAACCCAATCCTGTCTTGGTGACGTCATCATAATGGTCGTTGTTCTTGATTACAAGAGAACCGCCGCCAGAATTAGCGTTAGTATGTCCGCTGGACGTACGAACGACTTTTAATGCGCCAGCATATTTTAGGAATGATGCTGCTGTTAGAAAATTAGAGAAAGTGTTGTTATCTGGTGTCCCGAAGATCGAGGCAAGTTCCTTTTCAGAACCTACGGTTGTGATCTGTTCGACAGGACCCCAGTTGAATGCGCCGGCGATTCCACCAATAGAGGTAGATACTGCGGGCACTACGTTGGTTAGGTCAATTTCCTTGACCGCAACGCCTGGTGATACTTGAAAAGCCATAGTCGGTTTCCTTTGCAATGGGTTAAATTATGAGTACTCATGATACGATTTTGTTCATCAATACTTATATTTATAAAATCTGGGTTTTACGTATTTATAAGATATTATCTCGATTAACTGTAGTCCATCTATCTCCACCGACAACTTCTACAATTTCTGCTTCGTCATATCTACCATCGTCTATGATACCGAACGGCAATACATCCTGTTCAATTGCTTGCATACGTTCCGCAAACAACATCTGCCGTACATTAATATCTGTCTCGTCAATGAACATCTGGGTTGTCGAATACCATCCAAGCATAACTAAGTTCATCATTAAGTCATCATGACTGTTGTCAGTCGCTTCATATGAAGATCCCTTAGCAACAAACGTAGACATCTCTACGATAGTGTCTGCGTCAACAATATCGATCTTATGCTGTTCAACCAAGTCCTTGATGTTACTACAACCGATCCGTTTAACCTTCTTGGTCATGGTACATCCTAAACCACCTGCTTTGATGGTAGACTCCATAAAGATTTCTTCATACTCCAGTTCATAATACAGACCATTACATACCACAGACCCTTGATCATTACTTTCAATAATAACAAATGCCTTGTTGAAATGGTTAGCCCACTTATAGATAACGTCTGGAAACAGAAGTGGGGATATCATATTATCACGGAACACACAAACTTGTTTGAATGGACGCTCTGTAATATCGATGATGTTGAATGTCGAGTAATCCTGACCCCTACCCTTTGCAACGTCCACAAACATCAAATAGTTATGATCGACATCTGGTTTCTCATACATCTTGACATTACCC